TCCCATACATTAACCTGATCCACAAAAAAACATCCAGAAGAATCCACGTTCACAATCGCGAAACCATTCGCCCACAGCTGACGATTAAAACGATTCATATAGCTGAAACTTTTACTATTTATATCGAATAAACCGCCGATGTTAAACGCGGCACGGTTCCCAGTGTGGAAACATTGAACGCGGTGAGTATGTCCGAACATAACGCTGTGCGAAGTTCTATCGAGGTGTGTTTTGGCAGCGTGCACGCCTATGTAAATTCCGTGGACAACGTCTAAGTGAGTTCCTAACGTGAAAAAATCAGACTGCCAATCAGTTTTAACAATCCATCCGCGTTCGGTTAATCTCAGGGCCTCAATCGGATCAACTAACGCACCGCCATATTTCGCGTTATCTTTGTCAGCTACGTGCCTAAAATATCTATCCTCATGATTGCCGTACAAAAATAGTTTTTTTACTCCTTTGTTAGCTGCTTGCTCCAAGTCGTCAATGCCTTGTAAACCGTCTAAGTATTCATCTTGTAACGTTAACCCGCTCAGATTTTTAAGACTGTCAGCGTTATAGCTGCCGAGCGTGTATAAGTCGAGATAATCACCAGCTAAACAGATTCCGTGTAAATTTGAGCCTAAATCGTTAATCAGTTTTAATAATTTATTCCAAAGTACCTGATTATGGAACGGCCGATGAACGTCAGAAACAACTAACCACCGTTCGCCCGATGCAGGCGGCAGCGTTAACGCGTGCGGGGTCATGTCTTTGGCCTGATCGATTAGTGCCTGCCATTCGCGGCGCTGCTCATCGGTTTGATATGTTAGACGTGGTCTTAATTGCTTCATTTAAAAATAATTTAAAAATAATTTGTAAAAAGCTTGGATATGAAAATAACCCGCCTTATATTTACATCAGATTAGAACGAACGACATTTTTTAACTCACAAAAAACTACGATCATGAACGCATCGACAAATTTAGTAACATATGCAAACCTTAGCATGATGAAATTGCATATCTTAGGAATGTGCAAACTTTCAACAAGTTCAGTTAAGAACTTAGAACAGGCTAGCCTAATGTCTTCAATGTTTGACTATCAAACTGAGCAAATCGAAACTGAGGTTTTTGCCTACCTTTACGAAAATCTCGAAATAAGAATGCAAATGAGATTAAAGGAATTAGGATTCTAAAATACGCCCCGCAACTCGCGGGGTTTTTTTATGCTTATAATGTCCACGTACTTTCTAATGTGTGTTACTTCGGTCTGATTGTAATTTTGTTTTTGAGCTTCGTTCATAATTTTATAGCTTTATATCCTTACAAAATGTATTCAGTAAATACCGCAGGTTATCGAGTAAGTCGGCCTGTTTCTCATCTCCTTTACCTTTAATGATTCCGCGGCTGTTATTCGATTTAATCCGTAAAACATCCATTCTTAGCGATGGGCATTTGTCCTCATAAATCTGAAAATCGGGGCATGTGCTGATAATCGTGTTTACCTGGACGTAGCTCTCAGCGTGTAACGGGTTCGCTTTAGGTACGATTATTCGATCTGTGCTAACCTGCAATTCATCCTGAATAATCTGATAATAAGTCTTTGGAACTTTCTGCCGTCCGTCGCTGCGATCCCCTGACGCGTCACCCGTTATTAAAATCGGCACGGCGCAAGGAAAACGGTTTTTTATTTCGCCGTCTTCGTACCATGCGCCAATCTTTTTTCCTGTTTCCTGAAATATCCACTCTCGTATAGCCTGGCACGTATCATAAATCGAGGCCTCACCGCGTTCAATGCTGCCGATTTTAAACTCCTTAACGATGTGGACGCCGTACCGGTATCGGGTCGATTGTTGATCAGCTAAACTAATTACAGTTTTCTTTCCGACCGCTGCCGTCATCGGTATTTTATTAAAGTCAAAACTTAAAAACAGCTGCTCAGTCTGCCAATTTATTTTCTTAGACGGTTGAAATACTTTCTGCTGTAATGTTTTTTCTTTCAGGACATATACCCACGCCTCACCCGAATAGTCAACGAATATCGATTTATATTCCTGCTCAAATGTTAGCCTATCTAAATCGCGGGATGCGTCTTCGACCTCTGCGGGGTCTATCATCGGGTTGTCGGTCGTTTCCATTCTGAACGTAATCCAGTTCGATGATCCTGTGTCCGATTGTGGTAGGTCAGCATCGCCGTAGCAGTTAATCTCACAACCACCCGCGCGGCTGCCATTTTGACATAACCTATACCAATAGTTATCTTTACCTGATGCCGTTCCAATAAAAAACGCCTCGCCTTTGTAGTCGGTTAGCGTCGGACGTGCAACAGTTTTCCAATGGTATTCGAGTATATGTGATGGTATTTTCTGAGTTTCCTCATAGATTACGCGGTGATATTTTCGCCCGCGTCCCTTATCTTTTCGGCCTTCGTCGCCGATACTCCAAACCTCCAACAAACCGCCACCGATGAACGTCATAATTTTTTCAGAATCATTCTTCTGAGTGATTATGCCGCCCTCGTTTTGCATCTTGAATACTTCAACAATTTTATTCCAACTTTGCGCAAAGTCTTTGAAGTCATCTAAAAATATACCTACTTTTTTACCCTCAAATACTGCCGGTGCTATCAACGGCAATGCAACAGACGTTATTAACTCAGTCTTACCAAAACGACGCGCGCAAACGATACAATTAAACCTCCTATGAGTTTTTTGTATTCGCTGCTGACCTGCGTGCGGTTTGTATAGTTCTATGTTAATGTTACGGGCCAATTGGTTACGTCGTTGGTGGGTAAATAATGTTAATGTTAACGTCTTTGTTTTCAGCTGCGTTTTCTGTTTTCGGTTCAATTATTCCGTAGCAATGGCCTAATAATAATTTAGTCATAGCAGGGTTAGATTTACCGTCTAATCCGCGTTCTACCTTGTTAGTTAGGATTTTAGACTTTGCGCGCGTAATTAGTGCCGAAAAATCAGGTCTTTGGTTATAATTCAGCAACGTATCAGCATCGACGTCTAAATAGTCAGCTAACCCGTAAACCGTGTAAGGAATCGGATCAGGCATATCGATAATTTCAAAATAATCTTTAGTTTTTACTATTTCTTTTTTTGTGCGTGCGTCGCAATATTCGAAATAACCTTCGATTCTTTTTTCTAACTCTTTAGGTTCTTTAAATATCAAAGGGCGACCCGCTAACATTTTGGCCTTATCTTTCATTCTTTGGCTGTTTTAAATAATTTTTAATAATTTTTGGTATGTATGTATCACTTTAAAAAAATAATGTCTTAAAAAGGATATTTTTTGGCGGTGGTTTGCGCAGTGTGATTAAACGATGCACAAATATACAATTTTATTTTGATAAACAGACTGACCTATAAAATAATTCAGTAAACTATAAACTTTGTAATAGTTCCAAAACTAAACAAACTAAACACCAACTAAACACGAAACTAAACACGGAAACACCCATCTATACTATATTATATACTATCTATATAAATATATATATATATATAAGGGGTCATGATGTGTGAGGTTTTTTGTTTGTGAGGTTTTTCCCTAAAATATATTTTTTAATATTCTCCTACACCCCCTGTTCTCGAAAAAATCACTATACACGTAAAGCGTTGACGCTCATCGGCTATGGTGTTTATTTTAAAAACTAAACATTTCTAAAACGGGGTAATTTTTATGATTTTGGTGTTTATGGAGTGAAATTGGTCAGGCCTAAAAATTAAAAAAACGTGTTTATTTTTTTATCGCGTCGGCCAAAAAAAACATTTCGTTCGGTATCAAAAAAATTATTATATTTGTGTTTTACTAAACATAAACTATCTAAAAAATGAAAATTTCAGGTAAAGTTATCCACGTCGGCGAAATTGAAACATTCGGCGCTAAAGGATTCCAAAAACGTATTTTTGTCATAAAGACCGATGAAAAGTTCCCGCAGGAATTACCGTTCGAGCTGTCAGGCGAAAAACTTACATTGATTAACGATTATGATCCCGCGAACGAAGATTTAATCGAGGTCGAATATAACCTCAAGGGCCGCCCGTGGAACGGTAAATGGTTTATAAGTGCTGAGGCTTGGCGGATAACTGGCACACCATCGAAAGCTAAAGCGAACAGCGGCGGATATGTAAAACCCGAAGAGATTGAAGGAGACCTCCCGTTTTAAAATAGTACTCGCCGCGCTACCCATCAGAACAGCGTACCAGGGTGAGGCGTTTAACAAAAAACCCGCACGGATTATGTGCGGGTTTTTTGTTATAAGTATTTTTTCAACCTATCCTGAATCAGCTGCCAAAACTCAACGGCGCGCGTTTCAATCAATTGTATCAGTTCGTCATCGCGTTTAATATTATGTATTGCGATTTGTAAACGTTCGGGAAATCGGGGATCGTAACTAACAAAGTCGCACCACTTACGGCCTGTTATCCATAGGTAACCTTGAATCTGATATTTATAGTCTTCGTACTGCGCAGGCTGCAAAATATTACTCAGGTGGTTCGCTGAATTTGACGGGCATTTGATTTCGATTATTCCATCGCCATCAACTAAGCCATCAGGAATACCCGCTACAAAATCATAAATCGGGTGCGGTATTGATTCGGTAATCGTTGGCACTGTGCAGAATCTTTCAAGCTCATAACGGGCGCGCGCTACGGGTTCGTAAGTATTGCCGTGTTCGAGTGCTTTGGCGCTGATTTGTTCGCGTTCAACTCCTAATATATCCATAATTACCTCATCAGCGTAACTGATAGCTGTCTGAGTGAACTCTGATATTACCTGACTCGGCGGAATAGCGTTCATAATCGCGGTGAGTTCAGGTACTGTTGATTTTTCGGGAACCGTTCCACCGTTGGCAGTAATCCAGTCTATAATATCCTGTTTTTTAGTTCCCGTTGCGCGTATTTCCTTAGTTCGGTAGTTCATCATTTTGGCGAACTGTGACGGCGTTATTTTACCTTTTGATGGCATATTATATAGAGTTTTTAAATGTGATTAAATTATCTGATGAAATATCGTATTTTTCGATAACTACATCGATTGTAATTTTTCCCGCGCGCACTGCCTCGACGCCTGCATTCCATCGGTCGGTATCGGGCAATAGTTCGGGTTTACGTTTTTGCTGCGGTATTTCGATTGTATCAGAATGTATTTGGTCGGAATCTTCGCCCGTTGGAATTAGGAATAAATTAAGTAGCGCGTATTTTAGTGCGTAGGTCATCGCCTTGCCTGCTGATTTGTCCTGAGGGTCAACACCGATGCCGATAGATTGAAGGTATTCAGATTCGCCCGTTTCAGCGTGCGTTAGTTTGTAAGTAACGATAACGGTCAGCGTTATTTGTTGTTTTGTTTTGCCCTGATCTTCCCAGCGTTCAATTTGTAGGTCTTTTTCGATGCCCGTTTGCATAATCGTGAGCTGATTTTTAGTGAGTGCCTGTTGAAGTAGCTCCCTAACGCGTTCGTCTGAAATTGATTTGTAAGAAGATCCGCCGAATCCGACTGTTTTGTCGTTTTTGATGTAACGTACTTCGTTCATAACCGCGTTAATTGCGGCGTGTAGTTTTTTGTTTTCCATTTCAATGGTGGTTTTAATAAAGTTTTGAAAATGTTTTTGATTAAATAATACACAAATATATTCAGAAGTTTTATCTTTACCAAATATTCGAGCGAATAAATTATAAAATAAAATGATAGAATTACGAAATTACCAAAACGAATCAATAAACAGAATCAGAAAATCGTATCAAAACGGATATAAACGGCCGTTGTTGGTTTTGCCGACCGGTGCGGGTAAAACCGTAGTATTTTCGTTTGTCACTATGTCTGCTGTTGCCAAAAATAATAAGGTGCTGATATTGGTACACCGTGACTCGTTATTTAAACAGACGAGTAAAACGCTGAGTAGTTTTCAGGTTCGGCACGGTCTGATAGGTTCGGGTTATAGTATGAATTACGGTAACGGCGTACAGGTTGCCAAGGTCGGCACGATGGTAAACCGATTGAATAAATACACACCTGACCTGATAATAGTCGACGAGGCGCACCATTGCACGGCGTCGCAGTATCGAAAAATAATTGAATATTACCCCGCTGCGAAAGTGTTAGGCGTAACGGCCACGCCGATACGGACGGACGGAGTCGGACTGATTGAGATGTTTGACGATTTAATAGTAGGCTGCACGATTAACGAACTAATCGAATTGGAGTATTTAGTTAGTCCGCGAATTTTTGAACCTCCGATAGGCGTAGATTTATCAGGCGTTCATTCGGTGGGCGGTGATTATAATAAATCAGAATTAGAGCAGGTAATGAATAAACCGACGATAACGGGCGACGCGGTTTCGCATTATAAAAAATTATGTGGGGGTGTTCCTGCGGTTGTGTTTTGTGTATCTGTTAAACATAGCGAGGATACTGCCGAAATGTTTAGGGCGGCGGGTTACCGTGCTGAATCTGTGAGCGGTAAAATGCCACAGGCCGACATAGACCGTATATTAAACGGATTAGGCTCAGGATTGATTGACGTAGTGACGAGCTGCGATATTATCAGCGAGGGGACTGATATACCGCGCATCGGTGCGATTATTATGATGAGGCCGACACAAAGCGAAGCGTTATATTTACAGCAGGCGGGCCGCGGTTTACGTCCGTGTGAAGGTAAATCAGAATGTATAATATTAGACCACGTTGGAAATACGCGCAGGCATGGCCACCCCTGCGAGGATAGACCTTGGACGTTAGAGGGTAAAAAGAAAAAACGAAAAGGACAGAACGAACAGGAAAACGATATAAATATTAAGGTGTGCGAATCGTGTTTTTATGTTTTTAAGCCTGCGCCCGTATGTCCGTGCTGCGGTTGGGTAGTTCCTGCGAAAGAGCGAACGATTGAGGCGGTTGATGGTGAATTGGTCGAGGTCGAATATCGAAAACGCGAAAAGAAAAAAGAAACGGGCCGCGCTCGCACGTTGGCTGAGTTGCAGAAAATTGAAGCGGAACGCGGATACAAAAAAGGCTGGGCATGGAATATGTTTAACGCGCGCTCAAAAAAATAGGGTAAAAAATATACAGCGTATTAAAATAGTATGTATGTTTGTGATGCGGTGATATTATCGCGTAAATAAAAAAGCTATGAAAAAAATAATTAAGTATTTAGAATCAGTCGGAATGTGGCGGGTTAATATTTTGGTTGATGGTGAATATAAAAAGCTCGGTTATTTTGAATCTTACGATGAGTGTAATTATGTCGCTGATAAATATTTAGAAAGTGATAATGATTACGACAGCGAATTATTATTTGTTCACGACGTTCCGTATCAATTAAATCACATCGGCACAGAGAATCAGCGGGCGTATTCGTATAAAAACATGAGAGGTTATTATTTTGAGCTGATACGATACACGGACGGAACATGGGCGTGGCACTTAGAACGCCACTGGCATCTTAGGGAAAAGTTTTTAGCAGACAGCCGCCCCGATTTAAAGTATGATAGCGCGTTAAAGGCTCACGATGCGATGGTATTAGTTTTTAATGAAAAAAAAATGTAGGTTATGATAAAAGTAGGTTCAGATTTTAGCGGCGTAGGTGCGTTCAATCAGGCACTAATGCGATTAGGAGTAGAATATAAAGAGATATTTGCCTGTGATATGGATAAGTTCGCAAGGCAGACATTTATTCATAATTACGGAGAGCCGAAGTACTATCCAACAAATGTTTACATGCGTGAGATACCTTTGGAAAGTTTAGATATTTATATGACATCTCCACCATGTCAAGCGTTCAGTTTAGCCGGTAAACGATTAGGCAAAGAAGACAAACGAGGTATTTTGTTTTTTAATAGCTTAGAGTTTATCGAAAAGAACCGACCGAGATATTTTATTTTTGAAAATGTAAAAGGTCTGATATCGGACAATGGCGGTAAAACGTTTAGTGAGTGGGTAAATATGTTAGGCGGCAAATCTGTGAATGGAAATACTGTTATGTTTGGATATGCTGATTCTGTTCCGTATCACCTGTATTGGAAAGTATTAAACGCTAAAGAACACGGAGTACCACAGAACAGGGAACGAGTTTTTTTAATCGGTATTCGTGACGATGCAGATAATAATTTTAGGTTTCCCGCTGAGGAACATTTGACGAAAAGGTTAAAAGATGTTTTAGAAAGTGAGGTTGATGAGAAATATTTTTTGAGTGCTGATAAAATAAATCAAATACAAAAATGGACTGCATTTAAAAAACCATTTGAATGTAATTTATATGGCATAAATGAAAATGAAATAATGTCTTGTTTGACAGCAAGAGGTGATGGTAATGAACATAGCGGAATGAAATTACTTAAAATACCCTCCGCAAATTCCAAAGGTTACGAGGAAGCAACGGAAGGCGATAGCATTAATTTAGAATTTCCAGAAAGCAAAACAAGGCGAGGTAGATTCGGCAAGGGAGTTGCTCAGTGTAATATGGGGGTGATTATTAAATTTGGTAGGTCTGAAACAGAAAAGCAACGCAGAAAAGAAACCTATAAAAAAACTGGTAAAGATTCTGGAAGTTTTAAAGACAAAGAATTGATATTAGCAAAGCAAGATTACTCTGATACTATTTTAGCAAATGCGAACCCACAAAAAGAGGGTTTAATTTTTACTAACAAAATCCGCCGCCTAACCCCTCGTGAATGCTTTCGCCTTATGGATTTTCCCGATACTTTTAGCTGGCCTGTATCAGATTCTCAGGCATATAAGCAGGCAGGAAATAGTATTGTTGTTAATGTATTGTATAAGATTTTAAAAAATTTACTAAACCATGAATAAGGAAAAAAACATACAGAACGACATACGTTTAAACGTAACCGACAACGTTCGAACGTTCCGTAACAACGTCGGCATAGGTTGGACGGGTGACGCGCAGCGCACTAAAGGAGGCGATACGATTATTAAAGACGCAAGGCCGCTGCACGCGGGATTGTGTAAAGGTAGCTCCGATTTAATCGGATGGGTTACAGTTGAAGTGACGTCTGAAATGGTCGGTAAAAAAATAGCTGTATTTTTGGCGTTAGAGGTAAAAACTACCAAAGGCCGCCCGACTAAAGAACAACGAAATTTCATTCATACGGTTGTAAATTCAGGCGGTATCGGTGGAATTGTCCGAAGCTCCGAAGATACGAACAGGTTAATTAAAGACTGGAATTATGGAGTTTAGTGAAACGCTCGGCCGCTGCGGATTGTGCGGTAGCTCATTAAATCCGATTGAT